CCGGTTCTTGATGCGGACGGAAACCGGACGTCCTGCATACTGCAGGTGGTCCTTTTCCACTACATCCATATCAAGCCACCACGGCCGCACTCGCAGCCGTGGATGGGATACCTTTTGGTAAAGGTATCCGAGAGGGTCTAAAGACTTACCCTCTCCTTGATAGGAGCGCAGAAAGAACTTCTGCAGGGCCCCATAACCGTCGAGTAACGACTCACGACGGTTAGGCACGACCGTGACGCCCTTGACCATTGGGCGGTGAAGGTCGGGGTCGGTCCACTCAGCCTGGTAAGGAGAGTGAGACCAACGACCCAGAAGAACTGATGTTGGCTCGACAACGGGGAAGAGAATTAGCGAACTAATCCTCTTGTCAAGCCATTCCACTGGAGATGAGAATCCTGCTTGGAATAGCAAGTTTCTCAGAGCCACAGCAGATATCAGTTCTTCCGCTTGCAGCCGGGATTCAGGGAGGAATCTACGAACGTACGTGACAGTTACGTCACGGCCGTCGTAGTAATCTTTACCACAGCTTTCTCGGAACTTACCGTTCCAGAAAGACTTATCATGGTTCACTCGAAGACCAAAATCTTCGAGCGCCTGAATCACCGATTGCACATGCTCTACGGGGACAATCAAGTCGTCCCCGTAGGCTCGCACCCGGCCATAAAAAGACTTAACGTCTTTCATGGTCAAGCGCCGGTTGAGGCTCCGTTCAATCCCTAGGAAGATAATGGTTATAAACACCATTGCTTCGAAAGGAAAGCATAGAGCCGATCCCATAGACGCGAACTTGGCAAGACGGATCGATACTACTTTTGATCCGTTCTTGACAGGAACGTCAGCCTTCCGCGACCTGGTTGCATCTACGGCGCGCCGAAGCGCACCATATTTGCCAACTAGGAGGCGTACATGCTGATTGGAAACCCTGTCCGAAGCCTCACTGAGATCCAGTGTGGCGAGCGCTCCACTAATGGAGCCCTCGAGCGCGAGCCGTTGGTTTGGCTCTTGCTCTTCAAACATTACGAAATGCCGCATTTGGTCAAATCGCGGCATCTCTTCCATCATTACCGTGAGAACCCCCTGCTGCATATATTGCATACAGGTAGGTTCGATGGCAATGATTCGTGGGGTTTTCAGCGTCTTGGGGACATCGATAACCCTTACGGGCATCTCGTCCCCAGGATCCAGGACAGTAATCTCGTCATACCTCTCCATAAATTCAATGGAAGGGTTTGGAAGGAGATAGATCCCATACGGGAATACCTCCTCCAGTCGACGAGTCCACACTCGCTGTACGTACTTCGCGTTGCCGCGAAGCTTGTCAGCAGTGGCGCCTGGGCCATGCTTTGGCACGACCGTATCGTTGTAGATACGGTTGTCCACCGACTGGAAAAAGTCGGTCCAAAGCAGCCTACCGATCCTCTCGAACGAGAGGAGATCGTGAGGTTCCGACAGTAATTTCATGTCGGCCTGGCGTACGTCCTGCTCAACTTCTAGATACTTCTGAAACGCTGACTCAGTCCTTTTGGGACTACAGTCAACTAGGATCTTCTTGAACATCAGAGTTATCTGACGTATCGCGAAGATCGCTTCGACAGAAGGATCTGGAAGCAACCGTGCACTACCGCGTTCGAACACAAGGTCAAGGAAACCTCCTAGAAATAGGGGGAGCCCGCCCCTTTTCCGGAAACCGGAAAAGGAGTCGTGACCTACCTTGCCTGATTCAAGACTTTTTTGGAAGTCTTGACAAAAGGCCGGCATCGTTATCGTCAAGAACGATAGCGACTCGTGTTCGAACCGACTCTTGATGGTTTTCCAGTCAAGAGTGGTGCTTGTGCCGCATCTGGTCCCGAGTTCACTCAGGACCAACTGCAGGAGCGTCATTAGGCTTTTCATCGATGCCTCCAATTGAGGGGGTCGTCGAATCCTTAGCCGTGACGCCTCAGATCTGAGAACTTGTCAGTTCTCACCACCCAAGAGCTGGGTGACTCGAGCCCCAGACGAAGCAGTGAGGTACGCCACAAAGGCGTCCACCAATGCTTTGGACTCGGCGACCGTGAAACCGTTCACAGGCGTGTCAGTAACCAGGTAAACTGTCTGGCTATTGCGCACGTTCTGAGAAGGGATCAGAGGATCGGCCGAGACCTTCGACTGGGTCAGTTTCAGCATCCGGCGGTACCGCTTACCATAGGTATGCGAGACCGTCAGCTGAGTGAGGCCGTCAGAGGCTGTAAAGCCGCCCTGGGCCACACCGGACGACGTTCGCGGAAGCGAAATCGCCGTCCCTGAGACTGTTACAGATTGAGGATCTGAGAATGCCACAGCAACGTTCCTTGCAGTTAGAGGAGGAACCCACGGTTGTGGATCCCTGTACACCGAGGGCGCAGAGGATTACTCTGCATGCCTCAGTGCCTTTGGAGCTCTAGATAAACCCAGAGCTCCTAGGATGGCCCACTGAGCGTCAGTAAATGACGCCTCGTTAAGGCCAAACCCGTAGGGCGTCGCGCGGCGTCTCTGTTTTGCTACAACTGTAGCATAAGAGTTCACCGTGTTATGGGAACAGTACCCAATGGGCACTAGACCCCTAACAGTACGTTGGCGTGTATGTGTCGTATGACACATAACATACCCGTACCGCATGACGAGGCTGTTCGAATGGAACAACGACACATTATGGAGGAAACCTCCAACGTCGGCGAACCAATCGACTAGCCAGGACCAGTTAGTCAAATTCCAGATGGTCTCAAGATTAATCTCGAGACCCAGAAGGTGGTTAGCCTTCTGAACGTAACTTTCCAAATTTCCCAGGAAACCATATGCCTGAGAAAGATGGTAAGTAAACGCACCGGAAAAGGAATATTGTTGTTTAACAATATCCCTGACTAACTGCGACGGGATTGAGCTGAACATAGGTGGCGGACTCTGGTTGTTAAACCCGGGTAAACCGAGCAAACTTCCAGAACTTGTGTCCGTCCCTAAGTCATCAACTCTGACCGTCTCAGCTTGTGTGAAACGCCGCCTCACGATTCGATCTGAATCGCGATTTAGTTGTGTTAAAAGCTTCGCAGCCTTTAGCACGGCTTGGGCCATTTGTTGTAAGTCCGATTTAAACGGACGTACACCAAACACGTAGTTGAGATACTCGTCACTGCCTTTAACGGCATTGATCGAGCGTTCTCGAAACGCGCGAATACCGGGAACCCTGGGGAGACCATCCTTCAGGATTTCACCGATAAACGTGGCGGCGGCAGCTTCACTAGCTGTGGGCGCAACCGATCCTACGATACGAGAACCAACAACATCCAAAGTGGAGTTGCTGGGAGTACCGATGATCGGGTAGAGGTCAACGTTGAAAGACTGCGGCCTGAGAGGGCCGCGGTAAATCAACTTGCCCGGAAGACCAGTTTGTGGGACGATGTAATCGTCCTTACCTAGAACAACATGTTCGTTGTCTGGGTAATAAAACTGTTTCTTCTGAGTAGAGAAATCGTGACCGTTATCATACCGAGTGGAATACTCGGAAAAGATAGCGTCACGAAGTCCCTCCCCTACCATGCCCTCGTAGTCAACGTAGTCTGGCGTTCCCTTCTTTTTGGAACGCCAAGACGTAGTCGTTTGACTACCTTCGAAGTCCATGTTCACACCAGTCGGTAATCTGGCCCCATTAAGGGACCAGAAGGCCGACAGATAAGCCGTCGAACCTTTCAACGGTCTTGTCTGTGTGACAATGGGCATCGTATGTCCTCCCTACGGAAGTGATGGTAGTTCTGATTTCGGGGGTAACCCTACTGTCAGACTACCACGGCACACCACACTATGTGGCACAATGCGCCGGGAGGCCCCTAAG